AATCAAAAAAATCAGCTCTTTTGAAATTTAAACACCCCGTCAAAGAGTTATTCTTCTCAGCGAAGGAAAAAACTGGAAATTCTGATCAACTTCTCGACACATCAATTACCGACCAAGAATTCACGACACTTTTACCAGGTAAACGTTCTGATCACAGATTAATAAAAAATGTAAAATTCGCGTGTAACGGTGAAACTACTTTCGATCAAAGTGGGCAATATCTGGCGTACGAACAATCTCTTCGATACCATACAGGATGCCCAGACCCCGCGTTTGAGTTTTATTCATATTCATTCTCTTTAAAACCAGAACAACACTATCCATCCGGGCAATTAAACATGAGTCGTATAATGCATAAGAAAATTGATATAGAATTGGAAGAAACATCAACTACGCGTGACATAGATGTTTCAGTATACGCATTAAATTACAATGTTCTTCACGTGGCCAGCGGTTTAGTTGGTTTAAAATTTTAACGTATAATATTAGTAATGGCTGGTCGTGTTCAGCTTGCAACAAAAGGATCACAGGATGCCTTTTTTACGGACAACCCAGACTATTCCCATTTCTTAAGAAGTTTCAGGAAACACTCTAATTTTGCTATGTTTGATGTAAAGCACGAGCTTCACGGTAAACAAGACTATGAAAGTACGTTAAAGTGTACTATTCCCATAAATTGCGGGGATCTCATAAAGGGTGTGCGTTTACATATTGAGTTATCGGATCTTTTACACGACGGCGTGTACCAAAAATACAACGAATCCATAGGACACGCTATCATAGAATATGTTGATTTAATCATAGGCGGTCAATTAATTCAAAGAGTGCCACGAGATTGGTTACAGATTTATTCGGAACAGTATTTGACTCAAACGAAGCAAAATAATTTATCAAAACTCATAGGTAAATCACCCGAAGAGAGTTCTGGTAAAACTGTCAGTGATGCATCCATCGATGGATATTTAGATAAAGCCACCACACCCCAAAAATTTATCGTAGATATTCCGTTTTATTTTCATAATAATATCGAATTGGCGTTACCTTTGTGTGCCTTAAAACATCAGGAATGTGAAATAGAAATTAAGTTGAGTGAGAAGAAAGACTGTTTATACAAATGGGTTGGAATTACAGATAATTCTGGTAGTCCAGACAATACAACATTCACCGTCACCGTTGATACTACAAATGGTAACAAGTACGCGATCGATGGCAACGTTCAATCTACACTAACACTGGTAAGAGGTAATACGTATAACTTTAGTTATCCAACGGGGGATGGAACACACCCCTTCAGATTATCTACTAAACCCGAAGGTGGAAGACCACCGGTCATAGATAGTAACTCTATATTAGGAGGACTAGATTTACCATCTCAGGGCGACGGAGTTACACAAAGCTCAGAAACTCTTCTTGTTTATACGGTTCCAGATGATGCACCCGATACAATATACTATATATGTAAAATCCATGCTGGAATGGGGGGTATGATAAAAATTATAGAACCGTATTTCGATCCATCTAAAGCTACCATAAACGATGTTTCTTTGTATACCGAAATGGTCCAACTCAATGATCCCGAAAAAGGTAAACTCGAAGCTGTTAAAACAGATTATATAATCACACAGCTTCAGAGTGCTTCATTTCAAATACCTGTATCGGCACAGGATGGATACGATTCTATGAAATTTAGGATGGAGTTCATAAATCCGGTGAAAGAGTTATATTTTGTGATCGCCAGAAAAGGTGAAGACATAACACCGTTTAATTATGATCATTCTTCACAGATATACCCTTCCAGTGGATCAAATAAGAAATATATCAACTACGAAAATTTGGTCACTCTAGAGATGGAACTCGACAGGGAAGTCATATTAGACGAGCAATCGGGTGACGTCATCAATTTGCGTGCGGTCCAGAGTGGAATACACCATTCCAGGACACAATTATTCAGGAGATTTTATTCATATAGTTTTGCACTCGAACCTGAAAGATGGTATCCTACGGGTCAAAAAAATTTCAGTTTAATCAAAGATCAGCATATAACGTTAAAATTGAACAATGATACGACGTACGAAAGAGAGCTTAGAGTTTATGCGCTCAGTAATAACATATTACAGTTCGCAGATGGAAGCGCACGACTTCTCTTCAACAGTGGCGAAATCGGCAATTGATATAGTAACACCAGTTTTTGAAAATGCGGTCGTGTTATCAGGGCAATACGCGAAAGCGTGTGGACGAGATGTTATACTCTCCAAGGATATGGAATATTGTATGAAATACTGTGCAATGAACACGGTCGGTAAACAAATTGGATCGTACTTTCCAGAAATTTATGAGGAAGAAGAATCTGATGAAGAAGAAATCGAAACGGTTAATGAAGAAGATGAACCACCATTTGAACCTTACTCAGGAGACGTTGAAATATTTAAGTCTATAAACGACGCGTATGACGCATGGGAAAGTTGGGAACCAACCAATCCGTCAGAAAAAATGATAAAAAATGCTATTGATAGTAATGAACACCTCTCCTCCTCGGGGATGGAAGAACTCTAATAAAAAGATAAAATCTTTTAAAATCAGAGATGAAAGTTCTGATTCCGACACGGATTCTGGGTCTAGCACTGACACAGAAGAGGATAAAAATATCAAAGGTTATGAAAAAACGCAGTATAAAAAATTAGCGTTTGTAGAAGATCTTCTTCCAGAATAAAATCTCAATATATTATAAAATGTCTTCCCCAGTACCCGCCGATATGCTTTTAGCTATTTCCCGCGAGCTCGAGACCCAGTCTCTTAACGCCGTCGTGGCCGGTTTCTCCTTCGCCGCCGCCCTCTCTTGGATGGATGTCGTTCGTTGGTCCATCCATCAGGTCGTCCGCGTCCAGAAGAACGGTGGTATGAACTACGCGCTCACCGCGCTCTTCACCACCCTCCTCTCCGTTGTCGTTTACATGGTCATCTCCAGGCTTTCCACCCGCGTCAGGAAGCCCAATGCCCCCACATACGCTGTCACTCGCTAAGTTTTTTGGGTTTAGAGACGAATATAAAGAATATACCCGCAGCGATTATAGCAAAAATATATATCATACCATTCCACCTGCTCGGATCCTCAATACTGGGTATACGAATTGGTGGCGGTAATTCAAACTTCTTATCAACCTTAGGTACATTCTGTAGTTTATCTGTACTACATTCTATGTTTAGTTTCAATATATGATTCGCGTTTCTAAAATTGTACGGAATTAAACGGTTATTACTACTGTAAAAGAACTGTATACGTAATTTTGATATGTTTTGTGCCCCCGTGTCAAAATTATGCTCTACAGCATCATCCACGCCTGAATAGTTAATAACGTCCCCACACATAAGGATTCTTCCTGTGTAAAAGGGTGTATCTGAATACACCGTTTTATTCAATTCTTCTGCACCGCTACTTATTTTCAGTATGAGTGCATCTGGACCCTGAAGATTTATACTTCCGGTCGTGAGAGTGTTATTCACGGATGTCACGTTACTCGCGGCGAGACCTAATATATCATGTGGTGTCGTTTTTCCGTCTACAGCGACGTCTGTGTGATATCCATTTTCTCCACCGTAAAACTCAAATGTAAATGCACCCGAACCCCCAAATGTTAAATCGTTCTTGCTCTTATCATACGTTACACTTGAAATAGGTACCGCGCCAACCGGGATGACGTTGTTGGCTTCCTGAAATTTAGATAATAGTTCGGTCGCCAGTTCATTTCCGCTATAATTTTCGTTAGGTAACGATATAGTTCTCCCGTTAACTGAAAACGTGTTGTTATTATCATTAATAAGTAATTGACTCGCGTGAATACGAGCAGAAACTATCGATAATTTTTTTACATCATAAATCGGGTGGCGTAGTTCGACAACGTAGTCTCCTGGATTCGGGTATGATACGGGATCTCGTTCACTACTATCTATATCTAACGTGTATACGCTCATTAAAATATATGGATAATATTTTAATGGGTGTTATTCTACAATTTTTGCTAATTAAAAGTAATTCTGTGTTACGGGGTTGGTGCTGAGTTGCTTTTTCGCTATACCGAGACTGGAGTTGCTCGCGTTGGGGTTGTGTTGACCCTTGAATGCGTTGAAATTATGGTAGGCGTTATTGGTGTACTGCTGTGTCCATCCACCATCGGCTGAGTTAACACGGCCATCGATTCGCGTTTGGTCGGTCCTGGCTGCCGTCGGCATACCACCCTGGTTAAGAGGACCGGCACGAACATTCATTCTTCCAGCATTACCCATACGATTTGGGTTACCTCGACGATCGTCGGGGCGGAATCCGTGCGCAAATAGCTCGTCGGCGGTATACCCAGAACCGTATGTACGCTTTTCGCCTATCTTAGTAGCGGGAGAATTCACGTAACCGTGAGCAAACTTATGAATACTGGGTGCGGGGTTGTTATTGTATCCGTATTGCTCTGTATTACCATCCTTCTTGTTACGGGTTGGGTCTTGTGCGAGTGTAGTACCAGATATTATACGTTTAGCTCCGTTAAATCCCAAATTATCTGTTCGAGCACCGGTCTGCGACCTATTGGTTAAACGTTTTGTTTGTTCATGTTCGGATCGTACAGTTACACCCGTCATACCCTGAGCCCTACCCGGTTGCACGGGGCGACGCTCAAATAAGTAAGCAGTTTTTTCGGGCCTATTCTGAGCGACATCTCCAGATTGACCACGACGACCACCACTTATATCGAAAGCGGGACCACTTCGACCGGGTAAAGTTGTGAGACGATACGCCCCCACATTCTCAGGGTTTACACGGAAAAGTTGATGCTGTCCACCGTATGCGGGAACTTCGGGTCCCACACCTAAACCTGGACCTACGAGTTGTTTTTCGATAGGAGAAAGATTATTCATTCGGCCATTGTCAAACATACGGTTTCGCATTTCGAGGAGTTCGCCACCACTCGATCGCGATTGGGGTACAATATCCGAAAAGTTACTTGTTTCCAATTTCCTCTGGGGTATTCTGTCAAGACTATCATCCAACGGTATTTCGTTGGGGACTTCTGGGGTGAAAATTTCAGTATCCTCTTCCATTTCATTTTGAATTCTGATATCAGATTCTTTCTTATCACTGAAACGTTTTCCTAAATATGCCAAACCGGCTATAGCAGCTATGGAAACGGGATCAGCCATTCTTACTTTTTGATGAGATTTTTATTGAAGGTATCTTCGACTAAACACACTGTTCTGAACTTCCGCGCGCGTACTCGTGGGTTCGTATTTTTGAGTTTCAAGGGGGAGTTTGCAGTGTACATCTTGGAGAGGGAATAGGTTTTGTTCGTATGTACGAGCCAGAATCTTATTAAATTGACTCGTTGATTGGGGTCGCAAACGATCACTCGTTTCGATGTATTCAGCGGGGGCTCCTTTGCCCGCCATGTAGGGAGAGGTGCCGTAAAGCATTGTATTTGGGCGGCTGGAACCATAATTTAATGTGCTGGGCTGGGGATAGACAAACACTTCTTCAGTCGCGCAAACAGGAGGCTTCACTGGATTTTCTACGATTTTCATTCCTGGTTGGAGTTGGTAGGCCATTTTACTATTACATGAGAATATTATCTAAGTCATCAAGGATACGAAGATCCCCTAGTCATACCGCTACGCTTATCACCGTTAGGCTGTAATCCACCAAAGGCTTCTAATTGAACACCTCGGGCGTCAGGGTCACAGTATCTACTATCCGTGCGACACGAAGGACCTTGCTTTGCACCGTACAACCATTCAGCGAAGGCGGTTTGGTCACCTGGTATATCTGTAACGGGTGTGGTGACAAATTGTCGCGCGAGGGCGTTTCGCTGTTGTTCTGGCCACGGGGATCTGGATTTTTGGGGACCGTACGGTATTTGATCTAACATCTTTTTATCGACTCTATCTTTTACTGTGGTATAATCACACGCTGGCAATCTACCAGGATTATCAGTGTAATCTGACATAAGAAGATTTCCCATGGGGTTATCTTTTGTGGGTAACTGACACATGGTATCTCCTGTAGAATCCGTTACGTAAAGTTCTTTTATCATGTTACTCTTTTCCATTACGTATAAAACACTCAAACCAGTGAGACCGAGTATTAAGATTCTCTGATCTCTGCGAATAAGATAAACTATGCATGTAGCATAAACTATGAATCGCGCAGTAGAGTTTATACGTTCTGCTGACATCTGGTTTTTTGTAGGCCAAAAGTCTAAAATTTTATCCTCCCTAATTAATTGTTTCGGATCATTAAACAAGGATACCATTTAATATATAAAACTTTTATTTTTTCAACATTCCACCAAGGAGACCCTGCATGGACTTCATGAGCTGAGTCTCATCGAGTTCATCACCGTCAATTTCCATCTTATCCGCACACTGCTTAGCGACATTCTCGATCATGCTGAGCGTTTCGGGTGGGATTGACGTGATTGTAGTACCTAACATAAACAGGGTCTGAATGTATTGCCAAATGGCATTACGAGTACCCTCGGAAGCCTTTGGCCAAAGATTCTTAAGGTTCACGTCCTTAAGAAATTCCATATCATTAGCGTTTTCAAGGAAGAATGAGTCATCTCTCGAATTAACTTTTTCAATGTGCGGAGAAACACTATCCATGAATCCCGTAACGATAAGCTTACCGTTAGTGGAACGCATCATTTCGAAAGCTGCGATGTACTTCTTAACACCCTTCTCCTCGGGGAAGGTTTTATGAAGTTCGGTGAGAAATTGACCCATCATGTCGTTGAAAGCGGTAACAGATGTCATATTATGTATTATACGTGTATTATTTCTTTAAGCGAATCAAAAAGGATCAGTAGATATAACTTCACGGTGACCTATACCGTTAGAAACTATGAAATAAACTAAAATCATAACGAGAGCGGCTGGTTTGGCGTACGCGCTCGTTTCGAGGTCACCTTCGTTATTAAGTTTCGCTTTGGAATGTATATAACCAGCCGTTATAGCACCTGCTATAAGACTGGCGGAAGCCGGATCTCGTAAGTATTCGTCCATGTCTATATAATTAATACATAGGTTTTTTTATTCTATTGTCGGGGGCGTCTGGGAAAAGATCTTCACTTTCATATCCCTGTTGAGGCTGAGCTTGAGGTTGGGGTTGGGGGCGTCCAGATTTTATTGTCCTGAACTCGTGTTGAAATGGGTTATTTTGTTGAGGATGCCTCGGTGTCATAGGCTCTTCACCCATAGGCTCTTCGCCCATAGGCTCTTCACCCATAGGCTCTTCACCCATAGGCTCTTCACCCATAGGCTCTCCGCCCATAGGCTCTCCGCCCGTAGGCTCTTCTC